TGCTTCTTCCGGTCCCTTTTTGGGGTCGGCAGAAGTAGGTTCAAGCTTTCCCTTGGTGTCTAGCAGGCAATTCTGCAGTCTGATTTGCTTTCCTGTTAGGAGCTGCATGCAGGTTTCTTAATATGGATTGGTCATTTCTGTAGAGGGTTGCTTCTAGTGCCTGGTTAGAATCATGAATTTCACTATTGAGTGTGGTGGGGTTGGTGATTGATTGGAGTAGTGAGGATTGGACGCCTGAGTGACTCACGGAGGACTTGGGTAGGGAGCAAGGAGGCGCGGAAGCTGCTTGGTGAGGACTTTCCTCCTCTCCTTGTTGAGGCTTATGGTGAGTACCCTCTCTCCATGGATAATCTCTATTACGTCCTTTCTGATGACATCTAGGAGGGAAGCATGGGGGTTTCCAGACTCCAAGATTGAGCTACAGAGGATGCCTGTCAGGATGGAGGACCATTGAGCATATGTGAAGCGATGATCCAAGGGCCCGGTTGAGTCCCTGAGCAACTGTGCCATACGAGCTGCAACGTCGAGTTGGTTGGTCGTTGTCAATAGCTGAATAGGGCCAACAAGTGCAGTGGTGAGATCTTGTCGGTCCAATGATGTTTGCTCAAGTCTCGGGAAAGGAACAATATTGGTTTCAGGGATGTGCACCAACTTTGAATCACCTGACCTCCACTCCACGGGGGTTGTTACAGTGGCATGCACGATCAGCTCACACATGTTGTCTGAGGAGGATATCAAATAAGACTGACAGCCTATGAACGACAAGTGGCACAAGGCCACAATGTACTTGGCTTTATCCAAGCTCGAAATCCATCTTACTAAGACCTCCACTGTTCCCCATATATTGACTATGGAGTTAACTGCCGCAACTAAGTCCCACCCGGTAAAGAGCTTGATGTCCAGCACCACTAGAGCTCCTGGCCCAAGGGTTCTTCTCAGCAATGTCTGGGTTTCAAGATGATTAAGATCTCCCCCTCCAAGTGGGCCACCCATTATTCTCGTGAACAACTTCCAGTTCTTACTTCTCCTTACAACTGAGGGGCAAGGAGGCATATCCAAGCCATAACCATCTACTAGATCTCTAGTCAGATCAAGGCCATATACTCCGACACTTCCTGACTCCAGAGCAATATAGGCAGCAGCTCCTAGTCCTGACCCAACGATGAGGACAAGACGATTGTGGAAGAGTGATCTTAGGGGATAGTATGAGTAAGCCACTGTACCATTGACTCCAAAGATTCGACCACTCAGCCTCTTGATGCTAAAGAAATCACTGTCCAAGCTGTTGCTCTTGAGCCTCCACTCAGGGGAGTCAAAGAGAACATCTTTAAGCAGTGGGGTTAGGTTTTTATCTAGATGAGGCTGTGGACAATCTATCAACATGGTTGGGAGACCAAGACGACCGAGCTCACTGGAGACGACTGTCATTGACCGTGCCAGCCTGATTGCCTCTGAGGCCGGGATAGTAACACTAAATACTGCCTTGCCCTGAATTATGCTCCTGCAAGCGTCTGT